ATACCGTTTGACTACGTTGGGTTGATGGCGCTCTGCCAAATGATGCAAGCATTAGTTTTTGTTTCTTTGTGATATGGCCTTAGATTTGGCCCTTGCATCTTCTTTTGAACTGGCTCCCCATGCCTTCAATGACAAGGCCAAACGGGTTGGCTCACCGTTCTTTTCCATTGGGCCAGGCATATTGCCCATCCGCGCTAAAAAGCTGGCACGGCGTGGGTTGTCGCCTGACTTTACAGGCGGCTTCAAATCCATGCCCTCTGCTTTTGCCGAGGCTCTGCCCTTGGCGTTTAAGCCGCCATTAGGATTCTTGCCTTCCTTGCGTTGCCAAGCCGCTGTCATTTCTTTTTCTCAGGCTTTGCAGTCTTTGCGGCTTCTTTGAAAGCCTTGGCGGTAGGCGCGCCTTCTGTACCAGGCTTACGCATTTTCTCGCCTGACCCTGCGGCTATTCTTGCCCTTTTTGCTTGGATGTTGGCGTAAAGTCCATCTAGTTTCATACGATCTCCTATTGTGCGGGCCAGTTGCCGTCTTGAACACTCCAAGGGCCGACCAGCGGATTCATGCCAATTGGGGCAAGAGATTGCGCGGGAACAGGCACATCTTGCGCTTTGGTATAGCTTAACGCCCGCATGAATTCGCCCAATTCCACAGAATAATCTAGTTTTTTGGCTTTGAGAAAATAGAATTTCAGACCCGCCAACATGAGGTCATCAGGGAAAATTGTTGTGTCGGTGTCGGCTGTAAAAGCGCCTTTATCGCCCGCCGTTGCGCCGCTAGACATCACCCAATAATTGCTGACATACTCAAAAGCAAAAGTGTAGATGCTTGTTAAGGCTTGGAAAATCCGCAGCCGGTTGTTGTAGATGCGATAGCGTTCCCGCGGGCCAACCGAAATGATGCCGCCTTGCAGCCATTGCCATTCTTGACTGGTTTTTGTTCCAAGATTGCGCCAATGGTTTGTGCGATCCCAATTTGTATCTGAAATCATGCGGTCAAAGTCGGTTGGCATCGCATAGTCTTGCTTGGCAAACGTCATAGAAACCGCTGCCGTCGAGGTTGCAACCGGCGTATTTAGCGTGACTTGAGTTCCCGAGTCAATAGTCAGAATTTCAGCGTATGGAGCTTGCCCTGTGCCGGTGACTACATTGCCCACTTCCAAACCTACGGTCGTTCCCATGCTGGTGATGACCTTTGACCCTGCTGTGATTGTGCCGGTGGTGCTGATTCCGGCGGTTGTTTGCAGGACATAAGCCTTGACTAGCCGCTGCCATTCGTACTCACGCACCAAATCCTTGCCCAACCGTTGCGCCAAGGCCAACAGTTGGACGGTTTGGTTGTTGGTGGAGCCAATTACTACCGCTGGCTGGGACAAGCCCATTTCGCCCGAAACTTGGTCAACCAGTTGCAGTAATGTGTAAGCCATTTATTCCACCAGTTCTTTGCGAGGTCTGCCAGCCTTCTTGGTTGTCAATTCCTCAATCATGGCACGAAGTTCAGCCATTTCAACCTCTTGGGCCTTCAATTTTTCATCAGTCTCAGCGCGGATTTTATCCATCAGTTGGCTATCTTGCGCCGCACCAATGAATGCGTTGGCCTTGGCTCGAAGTTCGTTGAACCCCATAATCTTGTTGCCCGCACTGTCCGGCAGCTTGGCAAACTGGTCAATCGTAAAGATGTTAAGCGCCCGAAATTCAGCTTTTTGCGTGTCGCTGATTACTGACCATGCCTCAATTGGAGTGCCATCGGATTTTTGCTCTTTCTTTTGCTCAAACCGCGCCCACTCAATTGGGAATTCTTCCATGTCGGTTTCGCGCATTGGGCGGTCAACCACCAGTGTGGAATCGCCTGGAACCAGCTTCTTCAAATAGATGCGTTCCTCAAAAATCGGGCGCTTTTCCAAGTCCGATTTGTAGTTATTCTTGATTTGCACAGCATGAAAAAACACCGCCATCTTGCCACGGTTGTCCTCCATGAAACTTTCATTTGTCCATCCAGCCGTTTCGTTCTTCATGCCATTTCCTTTAGTTGAAGTGCCGTTTCTTGCATAAGCCCGTCACCGAAAAATGCGATCTCCGCATCCTGAGTTGTGATGAATTGTTCCATCTCAATCGCTGCCTGTAGCATCTGCCTGGTGGTTTGAAACACTCGGTTTCCAGCTTTCACCATAATTTTAGCTTGTTCCTTACCCAAATGTGCCCCAGCGTGCCGGTCGGTCGTAAATGAGCAATCCATGCCGTGAATGTTAAACCGCCGATAGCCAAGCGCCGCCATGACGTTCATCGCTCGTTGCCCGACCGAACTGCCGCCGCCAATCATGCTGTTTGCGCCTTCCGGATGGTTTTGCATCACCCAGGCCACGGTTTCTAAGTCATCGCCGTTGATCAAATGCCAAAGCCGCACCTTGCGACCCTTTAACACTTCCCAATATTTCGGGTGGCACACGGTTGCCATCAAATAAATGGTCTTGGCTTGCGGGTTTTGCAGCATCCGCGCCTTGTGTTCCCGAGGGTCGCAGTCCACATGGAAATCCGGCACGATTCCGCGCCTGACAAGGTAGTCATGTGCGCCGGACACCGTGACAATGGGCCGCTTTATGAGCCGCCAAGTGTCCGCAAGGCTTGGGCCATAGCAAACAATGGATGCCCATTTGTCATTAAATTTGGGCCTTTTTTTAAGCATTTGCCCATGCGCTTGCGACATTTGGGCATGGCGCTCGGCATTACTCAAGACACCTTGTAGCATTCAATCCTCATGTCTCGGAACGGGAAGTGATAGCGCGGGTCAAAGAATTCGATGCGTTCCATGCCCACCGATTGCAGCATATCGCGCAACGGGTTTTGAAACCAACCCCACCGATGGCACATAGCAGGGTCTTTGTGCTTGGGGTCTCCCCATAGCGCATAGGTGACCATAAACGGCTGCAAAGGCTCTTTATGCACCACGCAATTGTGAATGTAGGCAAACACCTTGTCCATGCACGGCAGTTCAAGGATCATCTTGCCGCCTGGCTTGAGAACACGCATCCACTCAGACAGCAGGGCGTGTACTTCCCATTCGTAGAAATGCTCTAGCACATGGATGGCGGCGACCGCATCGGCTGAGTTGCTGGCAAGTTCCAGCTTACGCAAGTCGCATTTGATGTCCGATGTTTCGGAATACAGGTCTACGTTTACCCAGCCGTTCCAATGCTTTTTCCCGCATCCGAGGTTGTAGGCCGTTTCGTAATCGTCTTCCATGCATCGATCACTATTTGCGGCGAGTATTTTTCCATCACGAATTGTTGCGCCGCCAAGATATTGCTTGATACGTTCCTCGTTGTTGTCCATTCGATGCCCTCTTTGATGTTGCCAATCCAAATGCCAGGAAAACCCTCCAATGCTGGATGCGGCTCTGCGACTACAAAACACCCTTGACGGGTTGCCTCAATTGCCCGATTTGGGCTTTTGTAGGTATCGGTGGCGGGGATCACCACAATGTCAGCGCGTGCAAATTCTTCCAACATGGTTTCATGCGACCAAGGGATTGCCCCGCCAAAGTTGGACACCACTCGCAGCGGGTAATGCTCAATGTCCGGCAAAATGCGCTGTAGGCTTTGCTTGTTGACGGCGTGCCCATACCACAGCAGATTCACGCCGTTGCAATGTGGCGGCATCTGATCGTATTCAAACGGGTCGGGAATAACCACGGCATCTTTGCCCAATGCTTTGATGCGCTTTGCCATCTCTTGGGTCGGGCAAGTCACCACATCGGCAATCCGCAGCGCCTCGGCGTAGTGCGTCCAATCAAAATGGTCATCGCAAAAATCCACAATGACCCGTGCACCACGCGCTTTGGCACGCGCCATTTCCATAAGTTCATGCGCTTGGGGCTTGGCAAACACCAATGTGCCTGCGGTCAAGTCATTAAGGCTTGCCCATGTGCCTGCCGGTATCTTTGCGCGATAACGCCAGCTTGCCGACCAAACATCACCAAAGTGAATGAATGAAACCCGATCATTTTGCTGCGCTTGGGTATTGATGATGCCGCCTAGTTCCATCATGTTTTCTGCCCTTTTGCGGATGATGGCTTGGATCAGCCCATGCCCGTGACCGTTGAACACCGCATCCGGTAGGTAGTCGTAATAAGTTTGGAAATGCTCGGCTTGCAACGCCATTGCCGTGTTGCAATAGAAAGTTTCGCCATCAGGGTCGATCCTGACTTCAATCAAGCTGTCGCCGTCTTTTAGGCCATCACCATTGACGCGCAGCATTTCGCCATCGTTGCAGGAATCAAACCCAAACAATTCAAACTGGCGGTAGCCAAGGACGTAGAACAGCGAAATGGCTCTAAGACCGGAGGTAGTGCCACCACCAATCAACATGACGTTTGTGGGGCGATTTTGGCCCTTGGTAATGTATGGATGCCAAATCGTGACATCGCAGCCTGCAAGGTTGTCAAACATCGCCGGATGGCATTGTGATGCGATCATGTACCGCACAGCCCTGTGGGGCTTGTAGAACGCAATTCGGTGTTCTTGTGGGTCGATTGCTAGAGCGTAATTGGGAATCACGCCGTTGTCAATTAGCCAATCGTGTGCGCCCTTGATGGCGACAACCGGCGCACCGGCTGCTTGCATTTTCTTGATGAGTTCTATTTGCCCTGTAACGCTTGGGGCACTTGCCACCAGCAGAATTGGGCCAGTGTGCGTGTTTTGATTGTGAACAACCTGTGGATAACCTTGCGCAATCGCAGCATCCATGTGCGCGAACAGCGTGTTGTCATCCGCAACACATTGACCGGTGACTTTGAGGGGTAGAAAACTCATTAAGAAAACCCCGCTTCTTTAGCGGGGAATCCGGTTTTAGCCTGCTCCGACCATGATCAAGCCAGCATTGTTCACCATGCAGAATGGTGCAGATGCTGACGTTGCCGAGGTGTTCGCCACAATACCTTGGATGAAACCGGCAGACACGGTTGTGTCGTCCAGCGATCCAGCGGTAGCTGTGGTGTACAAAGGCACTTTAGGCTGGCAAGCAACCAGCAAGTTAACCTTGAGCATACCGTTCAGACCAACCCAGCCATAGTAGCTAGAGGCAATCGCGGTTTGGGCAAAGCCAACCATGTTGAAACCCAGCGCAGCAGCATTGGTGGTGGTCACAGGCACAGCACGCATAACGGGAGTGGTACTCGCCGAGTCTGCATAACTGGACATGATCACAGCATCAAATGCGTTGATGGTGGATTCGGCGCGGACAAAAATATACACGCCGTTATTGGAAGTGCCGACCCGAGTGCCAGGGGTAACGGGGAACAGGGTAGTGGAACCGGCAGACGTAGACGCATAGGTTGCGGTTAGGTCAATACCAATTTTTCCATCGGTGACGTAATCAGCCATGATGATTCTCCTTATTCAGTCATAACGCCTTGGAACTGTAGTCCCGAGGCAGTCATATTGCCAGCCCATCCAATCAGGCGCACGATGGCATCCTGGTTGGTACTCATGCGCTCATCGCCGATTGGGACGAAATTGCGATTGGTGTGTGGTCGGAAGAAGATGTACTTGCTATTCAAGAAATAGCCAGTAGAGGCGGGGATATTGCCGCCGATACCACCGTCCAACACCACATCAGCGTTCATGTACTTCGATGCAACAAAGCCGAGTTCAGCCATCTTGCTAGAGCCAGGGAAACGCTGGATGTTTTGCAGGGAAGACATGAAGAATCCCCACAGGTTGTTATCCAACAAGATCAAGTCAACCACATCGCTACCGCGTGAAGTCTTGGCATACAGGCGGTTAAAACCGGTCTGAATGTTGGAAGACGATGCGGATGCGCCGAGGTCGGTTGAAAAGTCAAACGTCTGATTGCGCCAAAAAGACCATGTGCTGCGATCAATACCGCCGACCACGCCGGTTGCCGGATTAGCGACCACCATAGCTTGCAGACCGGTGATCTGCTTGCCGTTGTTGGCTGTGCCGTCCGAATAAATACCGGTCGAGATCAAGTTCTCAATCGATGCCTCGGCAACGTCCAAACGTGCGTCAAACAAATCAATGATCTGTTCTTCGCCGCTGTTTTGGAGCATTTCCAAGCCATTGATGGTGACCGCAACAGCAGCCTGCTTGATGGGGAACTGAGCCGCGCTGATAACGTCCGCAGGGCTGATGTCCAAGACTTCAGCGCCCGAGTAGTACATTGCGGTACTGTTTGCTTGGAACGACAATTCTTGCAGAATGGTCGAACCGCCGGTGAACGGCTTGTACCGTCCTTTTTCACGCAGACGGGTCAGCAAAGCATTGTTTTTGGTCACGTTGTCGGCAACTGTGCCGGAACGCGATTCAATGGTCGTTGCCAAAACGTCTGAGTAGTTTGCATTTGCGTATGCCATGACTAACTCCTATTTAACCGAAAGACCGTAGCGCATTGGCTATCACGGCCCGCCGGTCGGTTTGATTAATGACGGGGTTTGCGCTGCCACCAGGTGCGCCGCGCACACTTACCGCCGCTGTTCTCGCTCTTTGCACTTGGGCTGTCGCCTGCGCTTGTTGTTGCTGTTGAGCATACAAAGTTTGCGCTAATTGCGGATCGAGCCTAACTGCCGTGTCATATGCCAATTGCAATTTCTCGCGTTCGGACATCTGACTTGTGTCACCTAAAACCTGTGGCGCTTGGAGAAGCTGCAACATCCGGTCGGAGACTGCCTCAAAGTGCATATTTGCGGGGTCGCTCGCAAACTGCTGGATAACAGAGAGTGCCCTGTTTTCGTTCGATTTCTGCGCTTGGTACTGCTGCTGCGTTATGTGTTGCGTCAGTTGCTGTACTTGTTGCGCGAGTTCATTGTAATGCGAATCTTGCTGAATTGGTGCAATCCCGCCCAAATGGGCAGAAACTTGGTCAATTGGAATCTGAAACTGCTGGATCATGTGGGCCACGGCCTGGCTCTTTTGCGCCGGTGTACCCGTCCGCAGCAAGGCCGCAGTCTGCAAAAGGGGAGCAATTGCCTGCGCTGGCGTAGTGTTTTCGTTCCGCAAAATCCATTCATACGGGGCAAATTGCTCGGTAATGGCCCGTGCTTCGGCATCCCGTGATTTGTATTGGCTGATGCCTTTTTCGTAGTCAGCATCGCGCTGGGCAAAGGCTTGCTGAAGTTCCTGCGGGGCTTTTTCCCAATGGTCTTTCAGTTCCAACCGCAGAGATTTGGGCATATCCACCCGAGGTTTTTCGGGCGTATTGGGCGCTTGAGATTCGTTGGTTGGGAATTTTGGTGCAAATTTGCCCTTCTCACGGGGCTGGCTTGGGCTTTTGCCTTGATTTGCAGGATCAGATGATGTTTTTGCCAATGCCTCGCGGATTGTGTCGGCACGACTTGGCGGCTCGGCTGGCGCAGGCGTAGACGTTTCGGGAGTTGAAACTAATTCGGTCGTGTCGGGTGCGACAACTTCGTTTTCCATCATTTCATCCTTTTCATTTGGTCAAGGGTCATTTTGATCATTTCCTTGCGCTCGGGCGGCGGGCGGTTGTGCAACCGATTCGCCATCTCTACGTTCAAGTTGCTGCGCTGCACCGGCGCAATGGGTGCGCCTGGGCGGTCAAATTCCTGCACCTTTGCCACTTGCCCACGCAAACGGGCGTTGTGTGCCTCTTTTTTCTTTTGCCATTCTTTTTGTGCGTATTTGACATCCGAATGGCCCATCTCAATGGTGTCGGTTGCCTTCAAGTGTTCGCGCCATTGTGCGCGGCCCATAATCATTTGACCATCAGGCGACCGAAAAGGCTCTATGTCGCCAAAGACCATCATGCGGTCGGCAGGCGACCCTTTGCTTTTCTCATACGGCTCGGAGCCGTCAGACGGAAAAACCCATGTTTCTTTCATAGCATTTCCAGTAGTTGTGCGATTTCTTCTTCATCACGCTGCAATCTTATCCGAAATTCAAGCTGCCTTACTTTTTCCATCATGGCGGCATAGTCGATAGGATCACGGGCGGCAATCTCAATGGCTTGAATTGGTGCGCTAGTTATTTCCTCGCGTTCTGCGGGCGGCAAGCCAAACAAGGCTTCGCGCAGTTTTACCTTACGCTGTTTTTCTGCCCGCCGGTCAGCGTCCCATTGTTGGTTGCGTTTCTTCTCATCAAATCCAAAATGCCCGCCTAATAGGATTTCTACTGGTGGCGCGGGCGTACCTTCATATGCGGTGCTAAATGGAAGTGCAGCAAAGGCTGAAAAGCCAAACATGATTACTCAGCCGGTAATGGCGTGTTGCTTTGAGCTTCCGCAGCTAACGCAGCCTCATACGCAGCAAGTTCTTCGCCTTCAAGTTCAATTTCCTTGACCTCGCCGGTCTGGACGTTAACTTCAATTCGTGTGGGTACAGTCATGGCTTACTCGTACAAGATGTTAATAGTACCAGCGTCAAAGGTATTTGTTCCAGTTCTTGTCAAACGAACAGCCGTTAAAATACCAGATAACGCAATAGACCCACTAGACCAAGAACAGGATGTTGTGCTGTTGTATGCTGTGCATGTTGCCATCCATGTGTTTGTCGCTGAATTCAAAAGCACAAGTGACATTATTGCTACTGCTGCATTTGCTGCTGCAGAGCTTTGAATAGGGAATCCAACTCCAAGTTGAGCAGCTCCAGAAGTTGGCGTAGTTGTAAGGGTTTGACCACCGCCAGAATATCCAGTAGTTACATATGTAGGTGTTGCCCCATACCCAAGTTGTATTTGCGGAGTATCTGTTCCAGTCAAAGAAATACCGTTAGCCATAACGGTTACGCGCTTTACCCAGCTTGGCAGGCTTGTAAAATCTACGGTTGCTTGTGTTGTCAGAGTTACCATAGTTCCAGCAGAGATTTTTGAACCCCAAGCTGCTGTAGAACCATCAGAAGTTAAAATTTGCCCATTTGTACCAATTGGCAACCGAGTTGCGCTATTTGCGCCATTGCCAAGAATCAGGTCGCCGGTAGTGGTCACTGGTGACAAAGCATTAAATGCAGTGGATGCTGTAGTCTGACCTGTGCCGCCATTGGCAATTGGTAAAGCTCCAGTAACACCAGTAGTCAATGGCAAACCAGTAGCGTTGGTTAATGTTCCGCTTGATGGTGTACCCAATGCACCACCATTGACAACAAAGGCTCCAGCAGTGCCTGTGTTAACGCCCAAGGCAGTTATTACGCCTGTGCCTGTTGTAGTGGTAGCAGGGGCAACACCAGCACCGCCGCCAACTACTAAGGAGCTTGCTGCCAATGCCGCAGATGAAGCCAATGTCCCTGATGCTAAGTAGTAAGGAACGCCGCCAGACGTTCCTGATGTCAACCCTGTGCCGCCGTTAACTACAGGCAGCGCCGTCCCTGACAAACCAATCGCTAATGTGCCAGTAGTTGTAATGGGACTGCCCGTAACCGACAAAAACGCTGGGACTGTTGCCGCAACACTGGTAACTGTTCCACTACCAGCAAGAGTTACCCAAGTTGGCGCACTTGTTGCGTTGCTCTGTAAAACTTGACCAGCAGTTCCAACTTGCCCATTAAACGCAATTGACCCATCGGTGTTTATGGTCATTGCGTCTGTCGTATTAACAGCGCCGTTGGTGATAAAACTGATTTTTTGATTGTCCCAACTACCCATAACCAATGGGCCACCATACGATTCGACAAAACTTGCCAGTGGCGTTGAAAATCCATTGTTTGGATACCCCGCAGCCGCGTAGCTGTAGGTTGAGTTATTTATGCCCAATTCAGCATATGCGGTATGACCACCATCGTTGACCGCATACGATGCATAGCTTGTGTTGGCTGTGCTTGTGTTTTGTAGGCTGGTGTACAAATAAAGCGGCTCACTGGCGGTAAATCCAGCAATCACGCCGGAATCAGTGTGTCCTGTTGCGTTTCCTACATTCAAAGAACCGACATTGGTTACGCCTGATGTGTAAGGTATCAAAACACGATTATTTGCGTCTTGGTTTACTGATTTTTCTGCGGGATAAGAAACAAACACATCTTTTGCGCCAGCCGCAAATGCAATTATGCTACCGGTGCTAGATGAAAGAACCGTATCGCGAGACAACGTGCCCGCTGAATACGTCCCAATGCCTACTTCCCATTGCGAATCCAGCGCAATCGTGTAATAGGTAGTGTTTCCGTTGCCTAACACACTAAATGGCTGAAAGCCAGTAACTGTGCCATCTAGCGTAAGTGTGCCCGATCCCGTGGTAGTGGATGTCTGCCTAATCCGATCTCCAAGAATTAGGCTCATTGCACAGCCTCCACGCCAACCACCATTCCATCAGGGCCGCGAATGACCCGCTTAGGTGCGCTCAGTTTTTGCATAGCAGCACCAATGTTTTGCATAGTCTCGCCATGTTGGTTTGCCATTTGGTCGTGAATAGTCGCAATTTTGTCCATTGCTTGCAAAATTGTGCCGCCTAAATTTTCAGCGTTTTCCACTTTGCCAATTTGTGCAACGGTAATCTTAGTGTTTGCATCTAATTCCGCTTTCCATCTTTCTAATTCTTCTCTGCCAGCCATTTCACGGGCTTTGATTTGCAATTCGTTGTTTTGCTTGGCAGTCTCAAAATCGGCCTTCATCTGCGCCAATTGCATATCGGCTTGCACTTTGGCTTGATGCATCTGAATTTCAAGCTGTGCCTTGCCTTGCTCAATTTGCGCCTGCGCTTGCATCTTCATTTGCTCGGTCTGCGCCTGCGCTTGCATTTTCATCTGTTCTGCTTGCTGATCAGCTTGCAATTGCAGCATTTCCGGTGATGGGCCAGGCTGTTTTTGCTGTGCCATTGCCGCTTTTTCTTCCAATGCTTTCATGGCACGTTCAACTGCGCTTTCCAGCCCGCGACCGGCGCGGAACCGGCGCACCAAGAACAGCAGCATCTCGGATGCCATTGGCAGGGTTTCGGGCGCTTGGCTGATCATGGGGATTGCCTCACGCAAAAACAGTCCAATGGCTTGGATGGCCTCTTGTGCGCCTTGTTTCTCTGCTTGTTCATCAATCTGCGCCAAGCTGTCGGCCTCAACCGCAATGTGGAAATCGCGGATGGTGCTGTTGGACAGCATCTGCACGGCGGCTTGCAGCAATTGCGGGTTTTGCCCATCGGGTGTGTCCATCACGCCGGACATCTGCACAATCAACTCAGGCGGGTAAAACTTGCAGATGACTTGCGCTTTTAGCTTGAAAATGTCGGATGCAAACCGCGCCACATCGCCTTGGCTG